TTTTCAACCACGCCGAACACGGATTGCAGCCGCAGCGATCGAACATCGTCGATCTCGGTACGCGGCGCGCGATCAGCATCGTTGGCGGACGAAGGAGATAGGTCATGGGCAAACTGGTCAAGAAAGCCGGGCGCATCATCAAGAAAGGCGTCGGTCTCGGCACGCTCGGCCTCGTCGGAGACATGCCAGGTCACACGGGCCGGGCGCCATCGGCGGCCGATCAGGCCGCGGCGGATCTGGCGGAACGGACCGCCTCGACCGCGGTTATGCCAGACGACGATTCGATCAAGCGTGCGGCGCGGCGGCGGCTGGCGAAGTCGCTGGGGCGCACCGGCCGGGCCTCGACGTTCCTGAGCGATCCGTCCGAAGGGCTGTAACGCAGTGGACGCGAAAACCATCATCGAGCGGAGCGAGCACCACTTCGGGAAGCGCGGGCAACTGCTGGCCTTGTGGCAGGAGATTGCCGAGCACTTCTATCCGGAGCGCGCGGACTTCACCGCGTCGCCGAACATCGGGCGACACTATGCGTCGAACCTGACGACGAGCTACCCGATTCTGGTGCGGCGCGAACTCGGCAATGCGATTGCGTCGATGCTGCGCCCGCGCACGCAGGAATGGTTCCAAGTCTCCATCGACCGGCCCGACATGCTGGACCGCAAGGGCCGCGCGTGGCTCGAATGGGCGACCGACATCCAGCGGCGCGATATGTACGCTCGCGCCTCGCAGTTCGTGCGCGCGACGAAGGAAGGCGATCACGACTTTGCAACGTTCGGGCAGGCGGTGATTCAGATCAGCCGCGACTGGTCGACCGGCGTGCTGCAATACCGGAACTGGCACCTGCGCGATGTGTGCTGGTGCGAACAGCCGAGCGGCGAAATCGGCGCGGTGTACCGTCGCTGGAAGGTTCCGCTCGGCATGGCGCGCAAGTATTTCGGCGCCCGCATGTCGGATGCGAGTAGCCGCGAACAGTCGTCGTTCACCGAGTACGAATTCCTGCACTGTGTCATGCCGGCCGACGAGTACGAGGGCATGCCGGGCGGGGCGAAACCGACGAAGCCGTGGATCTCGACATGGGTCGATGTCAGGCATCAGCACGTCATCGAGGAAGTCGGCGTGTGGACGCGCGGCTACGTGATCCCGCGATTCCAGACGCTCTCCGGGTCGCAGTACGCATTCTCGCCGGCCACATGGGCGGGGCTCCCCGACGCGCGGTTGCTGCAGGCGATGGCGCTCACGCTGCTCGAAGCCGGCGAAATGGCGGTGCGTCCGCCGATGGTTGGCACGAAGGAAGCGATCAAGGGACCGGCCGAATTGTTCTCGGGCGGCATCACTTGGGTCGATCGCGACTACGACGAGCGCATGGGCGAGGCGCTGCGCCCGCTGACGCAGGACAAGACAGGACTGCCGTTCGGGCTGGAAATGACGCGCGACTCCCGCGAAATGCTGGCGCAAGCGTTCTACCTGAACAAGATCGCGATGCCGAACATCGAAAAGGAGATGACCGCCTACGAGGCGAATCAGCGCATGCAGGAATACGTGCGCGGCGCGCTGCCGCTGTTCGAGCCGGCGGAAGCCGAGTACAACGGCGCGCTTTGCGAGGAAACCTTCGAGATGGAGATGCGCGCCGGCCGCTTCGGGCCGGTCGACGAAATCCCGGAGTCGATCCGCGGCCAGGACGTGCGGTTCATCTTCGAGTCGCCGCTGCACGGCGCGCTCGAACGCCAGAAGGGACTGCGGTTCAGCGAAGCCCGCGAGATGATCTTGGCCGCCGTCGAACTCGACCGCTCGGCTGGACTGATTCTCGACGTGCGCAAGGCGCTGCGCGAGGCCCTGAGTGCGGTCGGCGTGCCGGCCGCGTGGCAACGCGACGACGAGGAAGTCGAAGCGGAGGCGCAGGAAATGGCGCAGGAACAGGCCGTGAACGCCGCCATGCAGCAGGTCGGGGCCGGCGGCGCTGCCGCCGAACAGGCCGGCAAGGGCATGCAGGCGATGGCCGCAGTCGATGAGGAAGCCGCGTGAGCGAACGAGAACCGCCGAGTCGGCCGCAGTTGCCGGGGTCGGTCGCATGGAAGCCCGCCGAATACACCCTCGCCGAGGCCGCCGCTGTGCGCGCCGTGGCTCACGGAGCGGCGAACGAGGATCAGCAACGGCTCGCCATGAAGTACATCGTCGAGACGCTAGCCGGGCTCTACGATCTGGAGTTCCGGCCAGGAAGCGACGGGGCACGAGAATCGGCGTTTGCCGGCGGCAAGCGTTTCGTCGGCTTGCAGATTGTGAAGTTGGTCAACCATGTCATCAGGAGCGAACCGAATGAACAGTCCCCTTGAACCGGGCGCCGCGGCGGCCGAAACCCCACCGAACAACCCGAATTCGCCGGCTCCGGGTGCCGCGCCAGCCGCCGCGAATGGCGCTGCTCCCGCCGTACCGGCGGCCGTCGCTGCGGTACCCGGGGCTGGCGAACCTGGCGCCGCGCCCGCGGCCGTCACGCCGCCCGCTGGCGGGGAACCGCACGTTCCCGGCCCGTGGGGCGACAACTGGCGGGAGACTGCGGCCGGTGATGACGCGGCGATCCTCAAGGATCTGCAGCGGTACACGAGCCCCAAGGAAGTCGCCAAGGCGCTCGTCGAGGCGAAGGCCCGCATCCGCTCCGGCGAACTGCAGGCGCCGCTGCCCGACAACGCCACGGCCGAACAGGTGACGGAATTCCGCCAGCGCAACGGGATTCCGGAGAAAGCCGACGGCTATCTCGAAAAGCTCCCGGACGGGCTCGTGATCGGCGAGGACGACAAGCCGCTGTTCGCGTCGTTTGCCGAGCAGTTGCACAAGCACAACGTCAAACCGGCCGTCGTTCACGACGTCGTGAAGTGGTACTCGGACATGCTGGCGACCGAGGACAAGGCGCGCGTCGACGCCGATGCCACGCTCAAGACTGAGACGGAGGACGCGCTGCGCGGCGAGTGGGGCGGCGACTACCGGGTGAACGTCAACATCGTGAATGCGATGCTCTCGCAGGCGCCCAAGACGGTGCAGGACATGATTGCCGAGGCGCGCACGCCGGACGGCACGCCGATCAAGGGGACGGCGGACTTCGCCCGCTGGATGGCGACGCTGGCCCGCGAAGTGAACCCGATCGTGACGATCCCTGGCGGATCGAGCGGCGATCCGATGAAAACGGTTCACGAAGAAATCGCGGCGATCGAAACGCTCATGCAGAAGGACCGCAAGGCGTACAACGCGGACCCGTCGAAGGCGGCTCGCCTGATGCAACTCTACGACATCAAGGCGCAGATGACGCGCAAGGCTGGTTGAAAAACGCCAGAGGATCGGATAGAACAGGGGCGCGAGTTACACAGCGGCCCCTGATCTCCGGGCGCGGCCCCGAAAGGCATCCCCGCGCGACGATCCCAGGCTTCCCCGTTGCGGTGACGACAACACTGGTTGTTAACACTTCAATGGAGAGCCATCATGGCCGAAACAGCATTTACTACCCTCTACCGCACGGAGTTCATCAAGGGCTTCGAGCAGCGCCAGAGCCTTCTGCGTGACACGGTCACGACCGAAGCGATGGTCAACGGCAATGCCGCCGTGTTCCTCGTTGCCGATTCTGGCAGCGCGACCGCGCAGACGCGCGGCGTCAACGGACTCATCGCCGCCCGCGCCGACAACCTGACGCAGTCGACCGCGACGCTCGTCGAGTCGAACGATCTCGTTCGCAAGACGAACTTCAACATCACGGCGAGTCAGGGCAATCAGCGCGAGATCATGCAGATGACGTCGATGGGCGTCATCAACCGCAAGGTCGACGACCAGATTCTCACGCAGCTCGCCACGGCAACGAACGATACGGGCGCGGCAGTCGCCGGCTCCCTGCAGTTGTTCATCAAGGCGAAGGTCATCCTCGGTAACAACAAGGTGCCGTGGGACGGCAACGTCACGCTGCTGGCCTCGTCCGCGTTCATGGGCTACCTGGAACAGGCTCCGGAGTTCTCCAGCGCGCAGTACGTGAACATGCGGCCGTGGGCGAACGGCGGCGCCGAGTGGCGCGACGCTCCGATGGCGTATCGCTGGAAGAACGTCGTCATCATCGAGCACCCCGCGCTGTCGCTCGGCACGGCGTCCGAGAAGTGTTACCTGTTCCACAAGTCGGCGGTCGGCCACGCGATCAACACGCAGGGCATCGACGCGCAGGCGGACTACAACGCCGAGCAGGACTACTCGTGGGCGCGTACTTCCGTGTGGAGCGAGGCGAAGCTGCTGCAGAACGCGGGCGTCGTCGTCATCAACCACGACGGTTCGGCCTTCGCGGCGAGCTGATCTGCGGAACTGAAAGGAGAACTGACCATGGCTTACTCAACGGCAATCCCTCCGCAGTGCGTCACGTCTCGCATGGGCGGCGGTCTCGCGCTCTGGCTCTACGCATCCGAGGACGTGCATACGGACGTCGATGCGTCGGACTACTTCTCGAACGGGCACGCGCTCGGCATGAAGGTCAACGATACGGTGATCGTCACCAAGACGACCGCCACAGTCGGGGCGACCCTTCATACCGTGACGGCCGTGACGGCGGGCGGTGCAGCGACGGTGTCGGCGGCGATCCTGTCGTGATGAATCGGGGCGGCTGGCAACGGCCGCCCCTCCCCTGAACTCAAGGAGCAACGTATGGCAGGAGAACGGCAGCGCGCGGCGAACATCTCGGAATTCGTCGCGGCGGAACAGACGCGCAACATCTGGAGCCACGAAGCGGCCGAGGATATCGAAGTCGAACATCTCACGGACCCCGCCTATTGGCGCAATCTCGGGCACATGCTGCGCGAGTGGGACCGTATCGAAGTGCGTCACTGTGCAGGCCGATGGTTCGCGGAACTCATGGTCCGCAGTGCCGGCCGCCTGTACGCGAACGTCGTGGTGCTGCGCAAGACGCAGTTCGCCGACGCGAAGGTTCCGGATGACATCGCGGCGTCTGATTACGACGTGCGCTTCCTCCGCGGCAAGGGCCACATGGTCGTTCGCAAGGCCGACAAGGCAATCATCAAGGACGGATTCAAGACGGTCGCCGAAGCGGCCCACTGGATCACCGACAATCTGGCAATACGGGCGGCGTAGGCCGACATGACCGACAAACTCTCCCTCTACAACGGCGCGCTCGGTCACTGCGGTTCACGGCCGCTGGCCTCGCTCGCCGAGTCTCGGGAGGCGCGTCGCAAGCTCGATTGGGCATGGGCGCGCGGCATCGTGGATCGGTGCCTGCAGGCCGGGCAATGGGACTTTGCGGCGCGGTCGGTGCTGGTGGACATCTCCCCGTCCGTGAGTCCGCAGTTCGGCTACCAGCACGCATTCGATCGGCCTGACGATCTCATCCGCACGCTGGCGGTGTGCTCGGACGAGTATTTCAAGAGTCCGTTGAAGGAATACCAGCAGGAAGGCGACTACTGGTATGCCGACATCGAGCCGCTGTACGTGCGCTATGTGTCGAACGACACCGATTACGGCGGTGACTACGCGAAGTGGCCGCCGAACTTCGTGGCATACGTCGAACTGCTACTGGCGTCCGAAGTCTGCGAGACCCTGACGGCGTCGCGAACGCTCAAGATCGACCTGCTGAAACTCGCCGACGACCAGCTCGGCAACGCCAAGAACACCGAAGCGGCCGAAGGCCCGACACAACGGCCGCCAGCCGGAGGCTGGTCGCGAGCGCGACACGGCGGGTCGAATCGCGGCGATCGAGGGTCTACCGACACGCTGATGGGATAGGTGCGCCGTGCCGAAAGAAAACGTCGCACACTTGGCTTTCAATCGCGGGCTCATAAGTCCGCTGGCCGGCGCCCGCATCGACTTGGAGCGCACCGGACTCGCTGCCGAAGTCCACGTCAACTGGATGCCGCGTGCGCTCGGCTCCATGATGCTGCGCCCAGGATGGGAACATCTCGGCAGCACGGCCAGCGACGCCGTCGCGCGGCTGATCCCGTTCATCTATGCGGCGGACGATACGGCGCTGATCGAGGTCTCCGGCTCGTCGATCCGTTTCTGGATTGACGACGCCGTCGTCACCCGCGCGACGGTTTCGACGGCAGTGACCAATGGCGGGTTTGACACCGATCTAACGGGCTGGACCGACGGCGACGAGGCCGGCGCGACGTCGCAGTGGGCCTCTGGCGGCTATCTGTCGATGGCGGGAACCGGCACTGCGGCGGCAATCCGGACGCAGGCCGTCACGGTCAACGGAAGCGACGAGAACGTCGAACACGGGCTGCGGATCTCGGTGCTGCGAGGGCCGGTCACGCTGCGGGTCGGCAGCACGGACGGCGGCGACGAGTACATCGCGGAAACGGATCTCGGTGCCGGCACGCATTCGCTGGCGTTCACGCCGACGGCAAGCCCGTTCTACATCCGGTTTCAGACGCGGACCAAGTATTCGGTGGCGGTCATCTCCTGCGAAATCGACTCATCGGGCGCGCTGACGTTGCCGTCGCCGTGGGTGGAAGCCGATCTCGACATGCTGCGGTGGGATGCGTCGGCCGACGTGACCTATGTCGCGTGCTACGGCTACCAGCAGCGCAAGATCGAGCGACGCGCGACGCGGTCGTGGTCGATCGTGCAGTACGAACCGGAGGACGGCCCGTTCCGGATTCTGAACACGTCGCCGACCACGATCACGGCAAGCGTGCTGTCTGGCGACGGCACGTTGACGGCATCACTGCCGCTGTTCAAGCCGACGCATGTCAACGCGCTGTTCCGCCACGAATCCAGCGGGCAGACGGTGACGGCGACGATCACGGCGCAGAATTCGTTCACGAACGAGATTCGCGTGAGTGGCGTCGGCGCACAACGATCGTTCACGGTGCAGATATCCGGGACGTTCGTCGCGACGGTCGTCTTGCAGTATTCGCTCGGCGTCTCTGGGACGTGGGTAGACGATGCAACGTCGTGGACGGCCGCGGCGACCGTCGTGCATACCGACACGTTCGACAACCAGGTCGTGTACTACCGTCTCGGCGTCAAGACCGGCGGGTTCACGTCTGGCACGATCACGGCGACGCTGACGTATGCGCTGGGCAGCATCACGGGCATCGCGAAGGTGACGGGGTACACGTCGCCGACAGTGGTCTCGGCGGTCCTGCTGCAGGACTTCGGGGCCACGACGGCGAGCGCCGACTGGTCGGAGGGCGCGTGGTCGGATTACCGCGGCTACCCGTCCGCTGTGGCGCTGTTCGACGGTCGACTGTGGTGGGCCGGCAAGGCGCGTATCTTCGGTTCCGTGTCAGACGGATACGAATCGTTCGACGACACGATGGAAGGCGACTCGGCGCCGATCAACAGGGCCTTCGGCTCCGGGCCGGTGGACAAGATCAACTGGATCAGCGCGACGAATGAGATGTTCGTCGGTACGGCCAGCTCGGAAGTTCACGCGCGGTCGAGTTCGCAAGCCGAGTCGTTGACGCCGACGAACTTCAACCTGCGGAGTGTGAGCACTCAGGGCTCCGATGGGGTGCGCAGCGACCGCATCGACGAGCGCGGCATTTTCGTGCAGCGCGGTGGGACGCGGCTGTTTGAAATCGCCTTCGACACGGGCATGCTGAAGTACACGACATCCGACATGAGCATGCTGACGCCGGACCTGAATGCCGCTGGCATCGTGCAGATTGCGGTGCAGCGGAAGCCTGACACGCGGGTCCATTGCGTGCGCGCCGATGGGACGGTCGCGGTGGTCATCAACGAGAAGGCAGATAACGTCACGGCATGGATCGAACTGGAGACCGACGGCGACGTCGAGGACGTGGTCGTGATGCCAGGAACCGACGAGGACGACGTTTACTACGTCGTGAACAGGGACGGCGGACGGTTTGTCGAGAAGTGGGCGCAGGAATCCGAGTGCATCGGCGGCAACATCAACAAACTCGCGGATTCGTTCGTCTCCTATTCGGGTGCGGCCATTTCGATCCTGAGCGGCTTGGATCATCTGGAGGGCCAGACGGTCGTCCGGTGGGCGGACGGCGTGGACCGTGGCACGGCGACGGTTTCCGGCGGCGCGGTGGCGCTCGGCGGCAGCTATACCAACGTGGTCTGCGGCCTCGGATACGAGGCTCGCTGGAAGACGATGCGCAAGGCGCTGGCAACGGCGCTCGGCACGCCGCTGAATCAGCGTCACCGCATCCCGTTCCTCGGGCTGATACTGAAAGACACGCACGCTCAGGGGATCGAGTTCGGTCCGGACTTCGACACGATGGACAATCTGCCCCTGATGGAGGAAAGCGCGGAAGTCGGCGCCGACACGATTCACGCGACCTACGAAGGCGACATGCTGGAGTTTCCCGGCGACTGGAATACCGATGCCCGGTTCTGCTTGCGAGCGACGGCGCCACGACCGGCAACAGTGCTGGCGTGCGTGGCGACGGTCATCACAAACGAGCGTAGCGCCTGATGGCCACGCGACTCACATGGGGACCGGCCGATGCGGCGGCGCTGCGAGCGTTCTACGGTCGTGTGCCTGACGAGACGACACGTTCTGTCGTGGTCATGCTGGACGGCGAGCCGGCGGGCGTCGTAGGGGCGGCCATCGACGGCGGTTTCGCGACACTGTTTTCGGATACGAAGCCGGAACTGGAACCGCACCTGCGCAGCATGACGGTCCTGCGGGCGATCCGCGCCGGCATCGACATGGCGAAGGCGACCGGCCTGCCGGTGCTCGCATGGGTCTGTCAGGAGCCAGGGGCGCGGATTCTGGCCCGCGAGGGATTCACGCACGACAACGAACCGGGGTGGTGGCGATGGGAAGCCTGCTGAAAGCCTACGGGCAGATCCGCGAAGGGCGGGCGGCCAAGAAGGCCGCGTACTTCGAGGCGCGGCAGATGGAACAGAACGCCATCGACGCCGAAGCCGAGAGCGGCGCGGAGGCGAGCGTGTACCGGCGCGAGGGACGGCTGGCGTTGTCGCGTGCTCAGGCGGTGGCGGCATCGTCCGGGGCGTCCGTGCGCGATCCAACGGTGCTGAACCTCATGGCGGGCCTTGAGACGGAATCCGAATACAGCGCGCTGTCGGCGCTCTACAGCGGCAAGAGCGAGGCCATGAAACTAAGGTCTGGCGCGAAGGCGCGGCGATCAGAGGGGCGCTCGGCACGCACGGCTGGATACCTGCGAGCAGCGGCGACGATCTTCGATGAGGCCAAGAAATCCTCAGGCGGTGGCTGATGGCGCGTATTCCTGGCATCGGCGACATGGGCCAGCGACGACTGCCGCGGGCGGCCGGCGGCGTGGTGCGCAACCGCGCGGGCGAAATCTTCGGCGGCGCGTTGCAGGAAGTCGGCGACACGGTTCAGCGCGTGCAGGACCGCGAGCGCGAGATTGAGGATCGGCGCCAGATTGCCGAGGCGAAGCGCGACGTCATCGTTGCGGATTCAGACATCAGCGGTGAACTGGCTGCGGACGGCGACTTCCAGACACACGAGGCGCGTTACCGGAAGCGCATGGGCGAAGCCCGCGCGAAGGCGTCCGAGAAGATTCAGCGCGGCCAAGCGCGGGAACTGTTCCTGCTGGATACCGACGTTGACGTGGCGCGCGGCGTCGAGGCGCTACGGAAACAGGTCGCGGTGAAGGAGCGCGGGTTCCGGTTCCAGTCGTTGCAGAACGACATCGGCGCGATCACGGATGCTGCGCTGCGAGAGCCCAGCGAGGCGAAGCGGTCGGCGTACCTGCAATCGTTGAATCAGCGCATCAAGGTCGAGCAGGACGCCGGCACGATTGACGCGGCGGACGCGGATGCGATGCGGCGCGAGGCGTCCGCGAAGTACGCCGATGCGTGGCTCGATAGCCTCCCGCTCAAGGATCAGGTGCGCGTACTCGGGAGCCCGGACGGCACAACGGCCGAGTTCCTACCGGAACCACTGCGGCTTCAGCGGTACGAGCAGGCGAAGGCGCGGTATCGCACTGAGGGCGCGAACGAATCCGGCCGCGCGCTGGCGGATTCGCTGGTCGCGAAACACGGCTACAACTTCGGCGCGGCGGTCGCGGAAGCGCGGCAGCACGAGGACACGTCGATCTCCGACAACGCCGTCGCGCGGCTCAAAGAACGCCAGCAGTACGCCGAGCACCAGCGCGACCAGGGCTACGAGCAGGCGTATGACGACGCGCTGGCGTGGGTGAACGACGGAAAGCCGTTTGAGGACATGCCGGAGAACATCAGGCGGCGACTCAAGCCGTCGGTGGTCGCGGCGTTCCGCAAGGTCGCGACGGGTGGCGGTCTGGCCGGCAAGCCTGACGGCGACCGGCTGTTCATGGAGTTGTGGACCGAGTCGCTGGTCAACAAAGACACGTTTCTGCAGCGCGATCTCGCCGAGCATCACGGCGATTTGACGACGGCGCAGCGCGACAAGCTCGCGACCCGCAAGCAGCGGATCATGACGGGCGCAGACGATCCGGACGAAATGTCGACGGCGGAACGCTCCGACTTGAAGTCAATGGGCGTGGTCATGTTCGGCGGCGCAGTCGGTGGCCGAAAGTCGGCGAAGGCAAAGGCCGAGGAACGCCAGCGGGAACTCGATCTCGCTTACGTGGAGCGGCGCGTCGAATTCATGCGCAAGCATCAGCGCCCGCCGGACAAAACCGAGCGCGACGAGATTCTGCGCGGCATGGCGACGAAACTCGTCGTCGACGGGGAGGCGAAGCTGGCCTATCAAGTCGACCAGAAAGAATACCGGAACGTGGACATGAGCAGCATCGTCGTTCCGGACGATGATCGGCGCGAAATCATTGCGGCGTTCACGAAACATAACGTCGCGCTCAAGGCGGCCGGCGACCGGCGCCGCTATCCGATCACTGACGAAGCGATCAAGCGGTTCTACTTGTTGCAGAGCGGCGCGCTCGTAGGTGGAGAATGAGCCGCTACGATGACGCGCTGGCCGAGAATCCGAGCCTGCTGGACGATCTGTCGGCAGCCGAGTCCGGTGTATCGGTGGCTGCGCGACCGCCCGCCGCGCCGGTTATCGCGTCGCGCAGTCGGTCGCCTGACGAACACGCGAAGCTACTGGATCTCGCCAAGGAAACGCAGACGTCGCCGCGGCTCGCCGAAGCCGCTCCGGAAGCCGTGCGCCAGAAGGCGGACCTGAACCGCTACGATCAGTTGATCGACTCGAATCCGGCCCTCGTCGACTGGCTCCAGGATTACGACAACGCGGTCGTGTCGCAGGACGATCACGGTCCGCTGGCGAAGATCGAAAACGCCTTCCGCGACATGCGAGAAGGGGCCGAAGTCGGCTGGAAGCAGGGTGAACTGCAAGACCCTGATCATCCCGGCATGCAGGCGGCCTACCAGCGGTTGACCGGCGAGCAGACGCCGGAATCCGAGTTGCGGCGCCAAGAGTGGAAACGGCAGATGGTCGCGTCGCGGGCCAAACCCGGATTCGCGTCGAACGCTGGCCGCATTCCGGCCTATGGCGTGCGGCAGGCCGAGACGTACCTGCGGGAGTTCGCGCAAGGGGTCGCGCCGGCCGCCGGTGCCGGCATCCTCGCGGGCGTCGCTGCGCCGCCGGCCATCCCGGTCATCGCCCCCGCGGCGATCACGTCTGGAATCGCTCTCGGCAAGGCGAATACGTACCTGCTGTCGTACAAGCAGAACGCGACGCTGGCGTTCGACGAATTCATGGATCTGCGCGACGAGGCTGGGCAGCCGATGCCGGAGAACGTGGCGCGCGTGGCAGCCATGACGGTCGGCGCGGTGAACGCCTCGCTGGACATGATCGGCCTGAAAGCCGTGACCGGCGCGGTCCCAACGACACAGCTCACGCCAGAAGCCGTCAAGGAGGCCATGAGGCGGGCTTTGTCGCGGCCCACCTTCCGTAAGGCCCTACTGGCCGCCGGCCAGCGGGCTGGCCGCGCGGTCGCCGTGGAGGGCGCTACGGAGGGGCTGCAGGAGGCGTTTCAGGTTTTCATGGGAGAACTCGCCAAGGGACAGAGCGGGCAGGTATTCAAGGACGCCGATGCCGGCGACGTCGTCAAGCGGGTCATGCAGGCGTCGCTCGAAGGCGGGTTGATCGCCGGATCGCTGGCCGGACCAGGGCAGGGCGTTCAGGTGGCAATCGACGTGGTCGATGTGCGCCGCAGCAAGTCGCGCTATGAGGCGATGAAGAAGATCGCCGAGGCCAAGACCGAATCCAAGACCGCCGTCCGCGCGCCGGATCGGGTCGCCGCGTTTGTTCAGCAGGTGGCGGCCGGGCAGGCGAAGGTCGAGACGGTCGAGATTCCGGCGCAGAAGTTCACTGAGTATTTCCAGTCGGTCGGCGCCGATCCGGAGGAAGCGGCCGGCGAGATGGGCGTCATGGCCGAGGCGTTCCGCAAGGCGCGCGACGAGGGCGGCGATATCACCGTCCCCATTGCCGACTACGTGCGGGCGGTCTCCGGGACGCCGGCCGACGAGGCGCTTTTGCCGCACGCGCGGATCGGCGACGCGCCGTCCTATGCCGAGATTCAGGCCGAGCGCGAGCGCGTCATGGTGATCCTCGCCGAAGGGAAGGATTCGGCGTTCGGCGAAGGCAAGGCCGCCGATCCATCGAACGTGGCGTATCAGGCGATCTACGGGCAAGTGCTGTCGGCCGGAATATCCGAGCGCACGGCGGATGTGATCGCGACGCTGTGGCAGGAGCGGCTACGGGCGCGGGCCGAACGGCTTGGCGTCGATCCGGCCGAACTGTGGGCGTCCGAAGATGTGAGCATCAAGAAGCCGCTGCCGGAGATTCTGACGGCGCGCGGAGAATCGGTGGTCGCGGAACTGGACGCGGACCTTGACCGGCTGCGGCGCGGCGATATCCCGTCGCAGACGGAAGTATTCGGTAAGTCTCTGGCTGAATTCCTCATGGAACGCGGCGGCTTGCGCGACGAGGGCGGTGAACTGGCGGCGATCGACGCCAAGAAAGCCTTTGCGAGCATGCGCGGTTTCCGTGGGTTGGTGAACCAGTCGACCGGCATGACGATGGCATCCGCCGCGGAACTCGCCGCTCAGGCCGGCTACATCGACGTTGACGAGCATGGGAAATTCAGCGACCACGACATCGTCGAGGCGCTGGCCGACGAGGCCGCCGGAAATCCTCGCCGCCGACGTGATGCAGGTATCGACGAAGCCAAGGCCGGCAAGCGCGCCGAACTGCTGAACTTGGATCAATACCTGTCAGAACAGGGGATTGATCTTAAGTCGCTGACGAACGAGCAGGTGCGGGCGAAACTGGCAGAGGCATCTGCCAAGCCCGCTACCGAGCGCGTCATGGAGCAGGCCGACACGGATGAAAAGCGCGGGCGCATCGCGTTCGGAACCGACGAGAAAGGCCGTCCGCAGATTCGCATCACGATCCTCAAGAAGGCGAACTTCTCGACGTTCGTCCACGAGACCGGCCATGCATTCCTTGAGGAAATGCGCCGCGATGTGGAGAGGCTGCGCGCGAAGGATGCCGCATCGCTTACGCCTATGCAGCAAGGCGTCATTGCCGACTTCGACGCGCTGATGGCATATCTCGGCGTCGCGCCGGGCGCGGAAATCACGAGGGACGCCCATGAAAAATTCGCGCGTTCGTTTGAAGCATACGCTCGCGAAGGCAAGGCGCCGTCGCATGCTCTGCGCGAAGCCTTCCAGCGATTCCGCCAGTTCCTCGTCCGCATCTATCAGACGCTCAAGGGCCTCGACGTTGAACTGACCGACGAGGTTCGCGGCATCATGGACCGGATGCTGGCGACCGATGAGGCGATCTCGTTCGCCGAGAACCGGCTGGCGTCGTCGCCGATCAGCCCGGAAGTCGCGAAGCAACTCGGCATGACGAACGAACAGTACGCGACCTATGTTGCGCGCCGGTTCGCAGCCAGAGACGCCGCTGCCGAGGCGCTGTCGCAGGACGCGATCCGCGAGCACTTCAAGCGGCAGTCGGCCGAATACCGAGACCTGCGCAAGACAACCGAGGACGAGGTTCGCGCCGAGACGGAGGCGCTGCCAGTCTATCGCGCCATGCTGATGTTTACCCGCGGTCGTGCGCCAGGCGAAGGCGTCAAGCCGTTCAAGCTGGTCAAGGCTGACGTCGAGGGGCGCTACGGATCGGCCGGATGGGTTGCGGACGGCAAGCGGAAGCGTCCGAATATCCCGATGCGGTTGCGCCAGTTGAAGGCCATCGGCGGCGCTGCGGATACCGCCTATTCACTGCGCACGGCGGCCGACGTACTCGGCTTCAAGAACGCGGATGACATGGTGTCGGCGCTGATCGAGGCCAAGCCGTTCGAGGAATACGTCAAGGCCGAGACAGACCGCGTGCTTGCCGAACGCATGGACGATCCGACCCGCGACGCGCGGATTATAGAGGCGGCCATTCAGGAAGTGCTGTCGGACAAGCGGCAGGCGATCCTGTTCGAGGAACTGCGCATCCTGCAGTCTGGGTCGCGGCGGTCCGATTCATTGCTGGCGACGGTGCGCGCGTCGGCGAAACAGGCGATCGGAGAGACGGTTGTCGGCCGCTTGGACCCGCAGTCGTATCTGCGAAAGTCGGAACGCGCGGCGGCGGACTTCAACAAGGCGATGCGCGACGGCGACGTCGAACTCGCGACGGCGGCGAAGTATCGCCAGATTGCCATGCACGAACTCTACAAGGAGGCCGTGCGCGCCCGCGACGAGGCGAAGATCGCGACCGGAATCCTGCGCGACGCCGCGCGCAAGAAAGCGTTTGAACGCCTCGCCAAGGCCGGCGTTCAGTACGTCGAGGCCATGAAGGCGCTGCTGTCGTCGGTGCGGCTCGTGACGCTGACGCAGAAAGAACTCGCGATCCGCGCCCAGGTACGCGACTTCGCGACGGCGCTGGCGGAATCCGGTGAAGCGGTGACGATGTCGGAAGCGACGCTGGCGGCGGTTGAGTCGGCCAAGGATCGCGCCATCAACGAACTCACGGTCGCGGAACTGCGGCTGTTGCGTGACGACGTCAAGAATCTGTCGCATATCGCGAACCGTCAGGCATCCATCATCCGCCAAGGCGAGGCCGTGGCCCGCGAGGAAGCCATCACGGCGATGGTCGACCGTGCCCGTTCCGGCAGCAAGGGCGGCAAGGGTGCGCCGATCGCGGAATCGTTCATGTCCGGCGGTGAACACGCGCTGCAAACGCTGTCGCAGATGGGCATGGCGATCAAGGGGGCAGAGACCCTAATCGAATGGCTGGACGGCGGGTCGTCCGGCCCGTGGCATTCGTATTTCTACGATCTCGCCAACAAGGGCGAATACGATCGCGAAATACTGCGCGAGCGGTTCCTGCGCCCGCTGGTAGCGTTCACTGCCGGTATGAACCGGGCGCGTCGCGGCGAACTGGCCGACATGGTCAAGATCGACACGCTCGGCATCGAACTACCGCGCGCCGTACTGATCTCGATGGCGCTGAACTTCGGCACGCAGTCGAATCTGGATCGCGTCATCGCTGGCGGCTTTGTCGATCCGAGCGCACGCAATACCGTGATCTCGCTCAACATGGACACGGTCGACGAGATTACGTCGAAGTTGAGCGAAGCGGATTGGACGCAGATCAAGACGTTCTGGGCGACCCTCGAAGGCATGTGGCCTGAGATTCAGGCGTTTCAGGAGCGCATGGGCGGGCTCGTACCGCCGAAGATCGAAGGCCGCACGATCACGACGCCGTTCGGCGACGTGCAGGGTTCGTATTGGCCGATCGTCTACAACCCGCGCGGGTCGATGGCTGGTGCGAAACAGGAAGTCGAATCCAGCACAGCGGT